TGGCTTTTAATAATGAAGAAAAAAGGAGCGTAACTGTTTCTGGTGGTACAATTCTAGTGCCTAAAAAATATAAAAATTCATTATCTGAAACATTTAATCAAATTTCAGGTATTGTTGATGAATTAAATACTGTAGCCTTAAATGGTGGAGAAAGTTATTCAGTAGCTTTTGAAAAAGGCTATGGAGAAGGTGATTATACAACTGAAGGGGGAGAATATAAAGATATTGATGTTGAGACAGACTATGTTGAAACTGGTCGTGCAAAAATAACATCTTATATTGAAGTAACAAAAGAGGTTAAAAAATTACCTTCAATTGATTATTTAGCTTTGATTAGCAAAAGGGTAACTGATTCTATCAAAAAGAAAATTGGTGCACAGGTAATAGTTGGTGCTGGTACATCAAACACAATTAAAGGTATTTATAATGCTGATACAAAAGTTATGCCAACATCTACAGGTACTGCTGATATTTCATTAAATGGAATTGATGAAGATACTTTAAATGACATTACTTTTGCATATGGTGGAAATGAAAATGTTGAAACTCCACAAACTTTAATTTTAACAAAGGATGATTTAAAAGCATTTGCAAAAATAAAAGCAACAGATGGAAGACCTGTCTACAAAATAACAAAAAGAGGAACATCAGGAACCATTGCTTATGTTGATGATGGTTTAACAGTACCATTTATAATAAATTCAGCTTGTAATTCATTATCTGATGATTCAACAGAAGATGGAAAATACACTATGATTTATGGTTCATTATCTGATTTTGAATTGCCAGTATTTAGTGATTTAGAGGTACAAGAATCAACTGATTATCAATTCAAAAAAGGTATGATTGCATATAGAGCAGATGCTATTGTTGGTGGAACTGTATCAAAATATAATGGATTTGTAAGAGTAAAAAAAGCATCTAGTTCAAGTATTTAGTAAAAGGAGGACTATATGGAAGAATTAGTAGGAAAAGCTAAACAGTGTTTAAGTATTGTTACAACTGCAACATTTAAAGATAATGAAATTCAAATGTTAATTAGTGCAGCAATAGCTGATTTGAATAGACAAGGGATTAGAGCGAGTGAAGATACTAAAAGTGAGCTTGTTATAGCTACAATTATGATGTTTGTAAAGGCTAATTTTGGCAATACTGACATAAAAGAAAAAGAGCTTGCTGGTCGTACATATAGTCTTTTGTGTAATAATTTGAGCTTAAGCTCTGAATTTAAAATTAAGGAGGATACCAATGCGTGATGTGAGTTGCAAATTGGTATCTGTTTCTATATCTCAAGATGAAATAGGTGTACAAAAGGAGACTATAACAGAAAAAGAGATACCAATTATAAAAGTAGAAGATGTGTATAGCAAAGAATTTTATGAAGCTAATCAGCAAGGCTTTAAACCGACTTTAAGACTAGTGATTTCAACATTGAATTACGAGGATGAGCCTGAATTGGTTTATATGGGAAAGCAATATAATATCATTAGGACACAAGAAAAAACGGCTGATGAGCTAATTTTAGTGTGCGAAAGGAAAGTGAAAAATGGCTAAAACTGTGAAACCTGAAAATTTGGCAAAAGAAATGATGAAATATTTATATGAATATCAAGAAGATATTGAAGCAGATGTAATTGCTACTGTTGATGAGGTTACTAAAAAGGCTAAAGAAGAATTAAAAAAGACTAGTCCTCAAAGTGGCGTTGCACGTGATACTAAATATTATAAGGGTTGGACAATAAAATTAAAGAAAAATTATGATGGTGCTTATCATAAAGTCATTACACATTTACTTGAATTTGGACATGTAACAAGAAATGGAGGACGAACAAAAGCTATACCACATATAAGACCTATAGAGCAGAAATATGGTGTTGAATTTGTTGATAAATTAGAAGAAAAAATAAGGAGGAATTAATATGACATTAGCAGAATTAAAAATAAGATGTGAAGCACAAGGTTTTCAATATGCTTATGGTGTGTTTAAAAAGCCAGTAGAACCTCCTCATTTGATTGCTATTATGTTAGATACAGATAATTTTATAGCAGATAATAAAGTGTATTCAAAAGATATACCTATTCAATTAACTTATACTTATATAGATAAAGATACAGAAGAGCAAAATAAAATAGAAAATGAAATTCTCGGAGATATTCCGTGGAATAAAACAGAAGAGACTTATTTGTCAGAGGAAAAAATTTGGCAAGTAAGTTATTTTTTTGATATTTAAATTTAGGAGGAATAAAGAAATGAATAAAGTTTTATTTGGAATTAAAAATGTGCATGTTGCTAAATTAATTGAAAGCAATGGAGTAATAACATATGATACTCCTTTTGCAGTACCAGGAGCAACAGGATTTTCACCTGATCCACAAGGTGAAGAGTCAGTATTTTATGCTGATAATATAATTTATTTTAGAGCTAACACAAATCAAGGTTATCAAGGAGATTTAGTTGTTGCAACATTACCTAAACAGTTTTTAATTGATATATATGGAAGAACTGAAGATTCGAATGGAGCAATAATAGAAAATTCAAATGATAAACAATCAAGATTTGCTTTAATATTTGAAGCTGATGGAGACGAAAAAAATAGAAGATTTGTTTATTGGGACTGTTCAGCTGCTAGGCCATCAAGAGCTTATAACACAAAACAGCAATCTGTTACACCAGGAACAGATAGTGTTTCAATTACAATAGCACCACGTTCATCAGATAATGCAATAGGAACTTATTTAGAGCCTACAACAGAAAATCAAGCAGTATATGATACATTCTTTACTCAAGTATATGAAAAAGACGAAACTGCTAGTGTGTAGGAGGTATTTATGAGAACAATAACAATATACGACAAGGAATTTGATATTGATTGTAATGCTTTAACTCAAATTGAGTTTAAGAAAATATTTAAAAAAGGAATATTTAAAGATATAGAAATTATTTATAATTTTTATACTAAACAATTACTATTTACAAATCAATATATAAGTGAAAATAAGAACATTAAAGATAAAGAAATTGTAAAAAAGTTATCTGTTTCAATGCTTGCGGATTTAGATGATTTCATTGAAGCAATCACTGAAGTTGCTTATATATGTTGCTATACAGCGAACTCAAAAATAGGAACTTATGAACAATGGCTTAAAGGTATTGGAAAAATAAGTACAAATGATGATTGGATTGTAGAGGTAACGGAACTTGCCGTAGATTGCTTTTGTTGATAAAGATTTAATACAAGAATTAGAAAATAGACGCTCTGGAGATGATAACCAAAATGATGAGTTATTTCCAGAGCACTTTTTTATAGCTTCTTGTTTGAGAGTAGGATTGAAAATAGAAGATTTAAAAACATTTACTTATGTAGATATTATGAAAATCTTATTAGCATTTATGCCTAAAAAAGAAAATGGGTATAGAAAAGCAACTCAGGCTGATTGGGACAAATTGATGTAAGAGGTGTTTATATGGCAGGAAATATAAAAGGAATAGTTGTAGAAATTGGTGCAGATACATCTGCACTTCAAAAAGCTTTAACAAAAATAAATTCTATTTCTAGTGGTTTAAGTAAAGAATTACGAGATGTTAATAATTTGTTAAAGTTGGATCCATCCAATACTGTAGCAGTATCACAAAAACAAGAAATATTAGCAGAAAAATTAAAGATTACAAGTCAAAGGCTAGAAGAGTTAGAAATAACACAGGAAATCGCATTAGAAGAAATGGCAAAAGGAACTGAAATATCGCAAGAGAATTATAGAGCATTAGAAAGAGAAATAGAAAAGACAAAAATAGAATTAAACAAGTTAAATGCAGAAAATTCTAATTGGACTAAAATGGGAAATTCCTTAGTTACGTTCGGAGATAAATTAACTAATATTTCTAGTAAAATTGAAAATTTAGGAAGTAATTTAACAAATAAAGTAACAATGCCTATTCTTGCAATAAGTTCAGCAATTGGTATAACTTTAGTAAAATCAGCAATGGATTTTGAGACGGCGTTTACAGGAGTTACCAAAACAGTTGATGGAACAGATGAACAATTACAAAAAATAAAAAAAGGCATAAAAGAAATGGCTGAAGTTATACCATCATCTACAACTGAAATAGCAGCGGTAGCAGAGGCTGCTGGACAACTTGGTATTCAAACAGATAATATTTTGAATTTTACTAAAGTTATGATAGATTTAGGAAATTCAACAAATCTTTCTGCAACTGAAGCTGCAAGTGCACTAGCAAAGTTTGCTAATATAACTAAAATGAGTGCAAATGATTATTCAAGATTAGGTTCTGTAATTGTAGATTTAGGAAATAATTTTGCTACAACTGAAAAAGATATAGTAGATATGGCAACCAAACTTGCTTCAACAGGAGAATTGACTGGATTAACAGAAGCTCAAATTATGGCTTTGGCTACTGCAATGAGTTCTGTTGGAATTGAAGCTGAAGCTGGTGGTTCAGCAATGAGTAAATTGTTAAAAAGAATACAAGTTGCTGTTGAAACTGGTTCTGAGGAGTTAAAAAGTTTTGCACAAGTGTCTGGTATGACTGCAGATGAATTTAAACAGGCGTTTGAAAAAGATGCTGTTAATGCTTTGAGTGCTTTTTTAGGTGGTTTAAATGATACAACTAGAAATGGTAAGTCTGCAATTGCTATTTTGGATGATATGGACATTACTGAAGTTAGGTTATCTAATACAGTATTAGCTTTAGCTAGCAATAGTGATTTATTAAATGATGCAGTAAACACAGCAAATAAAGCATGGAGTGAAAATACAGCTTTAAGTACAGAAGCGGATAAAAGATATGAAACTTTAGCAAGTAAAGTTGAAATGACTAAAAACCATTTAATCAATATGGCAACAGATATGGGTGATAAATTAACTCCAACAATATCAGAAGTATTAGATAAAATAAATGAATTAATTGATAGTTTTTCTGGATTATCTGAAGAGGAAATAAAAAATATAATTCAAATAGCAGCAATGGTTGCAGCAATAGGACCAGCTATAACAATTATTGGAAAACTAGGAACAGCTACTGGAAATACAATAACAACAACTGGAAATTTTTCCAAGGCAATAGGAAATATAAAAAATGGTGTTACAGAAGCAGAAGGACAAGTAGGTTTGTTTATGAAAG